GTTAAAGACTTGTCCGTTAAACAGGAGGTCCTCATCAAAAGGGACGATCCTGAATGGGCACCACGAGTTATATACGCCGGATCCGATGTGTTCAATGCTGTCACAGGCCCAGCATCCTGTGTTGTCATGGAACGCCTCATGCATCTCACCAGGGACCTTCACCACTCAATCGGTGAAGCCAAGGTTGAATTCGCCTACAAGACAGACGATGTTTCGTTATGTCGTTTTCTATTCGAAGACGACAGTTTGACCGAAACCGTCGAAGGTGATTTCTCCCGTAACGACCGTGAACAACGGTCCCGCGTCGCGGTCATATACGACGCCTGGTTAGAGAAGCTAGCGATGCCCAAATGGTTCCGTTCTCTCATGATGGATTTAGAACACTACAAGGTTCAGAATCTTAGGTTTGGTTTCCGAGCTAAGCTTGCCTTCCAGTTAGCGACTGGTACCACATCAACAACACCCCGCAACTCGACTTACAACGCGACCATGTTCGCAGTTGCAATCCGCAGACAGTCTGTGCGCGCACGCGCCGTCATTTTAGGTGACGACCTGTTGGCTCAAGTTTCAAAACGCTTGAACCTCAATAAATGGGTCAAGACAGTTTGCGATTTCAAGATGGTGTTAAAGGCAAAAGCTCCAAAAGCAGATGGTGAGGCGACCTTCCTCAGCAGACGCATATTTCGGGAGGTATCCTTCCCATGCATGATTCCCCTACTCGGTAAAATGCTTGTGCGGTTCAATATCCGCAGTTCCATAAATGATTCCATTTCAGACAGTGAATACATGGCCGGCAAGGCCCTGTCTTACGCTTATGAATGTCGCAACGTTCCATTGATCCGCGAAATCTTCCTTCGCAGATACCAAATGGAGGGCGACTTCAAAGACGTTAAAATGGAGAATCTGACATGGTTCGCTCGTTCTTCTGGTCTAAAGACCGTCGACCAGATAGTCAAAGCAATCGGCAACGAGAAGGTGGTGATCAGCAATTGGGACATGGGCATGTGGACGTGCAGGACTTACGACCTCGATCTCGAAGAAATTCGGATCTTGTTTGTGAACACTGTGCTGAATGCAGACCCAATCATGCTTGACAGCCCCGAATTAGAGAAACTGAAGATTGACATTTCGTGATCAACCCAACCAACATGGGCGATGATCCTTAATTGTTGATCTCAGGTTTGCTACCGTTGCGGCCCCCTCCGGAACAGCTAAAT